TGAGCACTACACCAACTACGTAATAGTTGTGTTGGACGAAGATACTGGTATGGTTGAGTATAGGTATAACAATAATAAGATAGGTAAGATGTTACTCAACGAAGCCTTATCAGACATGAAGAACTACGAAGACGATGTTGATTGGGTTTGGGAGGATGCTGATTCAGACGAAGACGAAGAATAATGGACGTACAAGTACCTGCGCAGGGATGGGAGCCGAGATCGTATCAGCTTCCGCTCCTCAAATATATGACACAGCAGAAGCGTGGACTACGAGCAGTAGTTGCATGGCATCGTCGTGCTGGTAAGGATTTAACATGCGTGAATGTTTTGGCGATCAAAGCATTGCAACGTGTGGGTACATATTGGTATGTACTGCCGTACGCTAATCAGGCACGCCGTATTATTTGGAACGGCATGACAGGTGACGGCAAGAAGTTCATTGATTACTTTCCCAAAGAGATTGTGGAACGTAAGAGTGAACAGGAGATGCGAGTGCACCTTAAGAATGGAAGTGTCATTCAGCTTATGGGATCTGACGATCCAGACAAGATGGTTGGAGCTAATCCAGTGGGATGTGTATTCTCTGAGTACAGTATCTCTGACCCAGCTGCTTGGCAGTTGATCAATCCGATCTTAGCAGAGAATGGGGGGTGGGCATTATTTAACGGCACGCCTCGTGGTGAGAATCACTTCTATAAAATTTTATTAAAAGCGCAATCGGATGGCATGTGGTACAGCAGTCATCTGTCGGTGAAGGACACAAAAGCTATTAGTGCTGACGAGTTACGTCGAGCACGAGATGAATTAAACAACGAAGCACGCTTTCAATCGGAGTACATGTGTTCTTTCAAGACTCCAGTTGAGGGTAGTTATTATGGAGCATATATTAGCAAAGCCTATAAAGATAAACGAATCCTTGATGAGCTCACCCCAGATCCTATCCTCCCAGTGCATACAGCATGGGACTTGGGTATGGACGACGCCACTACCATATGGTTCTTCCAGTTGTTCAAAAACGAAATCCGAATCGTCCACTACTACGAGAACAGCGGTGAGGGTTTACCACACTACGCTCGAGAGTTAAATCGTTATGCTGTGCAGAAGGATGTGATCTACGGAAAGCATTATGCACCACATGACATTAAGGTACGTGAGTTAGGCACAGGCAAGAGCCGACTGGAGATTGCTAGGAGCATGGGACTAAAATTTACAACAGTGAAGAAGTTACCTATTATTGATGGAATCGACGCGGTGAGAGCGATGCTACCTAGGTGTTGGTTCTCAAGAATGAGTTGCGCTCGTGGGTTGGAGGCACTCAAGGGATACCACAAGGAATGGGATTCATCGAAGCAGGTATTCCGTAAATCTCCTGTGCACGATTCTAATTCGCACGGAGCTGATGCATTTCGTACAATGGCTGTGGGATTAAAGACACCCAAGCTGGACAGCAAGAAACCCAAGATGCAGTATGACGTTACATCCCTTAGCTGGTGATCTATCCTTAATTGATGAAGCAGTAGTAAGATATCATGCAAAGGGCTATGACTTCATAGTGTTGTTTGATCAGTTCTTAAACTTCAGAGAACCCGAGAAGAAGTATATCTTCAGTGCACCTGACTATTTGATATTAGCTGAGGATGTTGACATGGGAGCTGAGGGTCGCTGTTGGCGAGTAGCCTACGCAGCGTCTAGGAGGAACACCCCAGTTAAACACTTTCTTAGTTTAGCTCCATATAAACTTGACAATGTCTGCTTTAGCAGGTATCGAAATATAACACAAGATGTGCCTGAAAAGAATAAGTTCTATTCTTGGGCAAGATTAGAAAGATATTATTATGGGAAGCGCACCAAAACCACCAACACCTCCAGTAACGCCACCGCCCCCTGCGCCGATGGCTCCACCGCCACGTCAACCAATTCGTCAGGCAAGTAAGCCTAGCAAGACATTGTCACCTGCACGGATTACATCTATGGCAAGTGCTTTGCCTAAAAGAGATAACACCCGTCGTCAGGTTGGTAAGACAGGCTTGGGCTACGGAACAAAACTATAATGCAAGATTTACGCCAGCGATATGAGGAGTTGAAAGTCCTGCGGTCGAACCTCGACAGCATGTTTGAAGACTCCCAACGGTATGTTCGTCCTAACTCCAATGAGTTTGACCATACACACACTACACGAAAAGAAGACGACTCAAGGGATATCTACGACGATACTGCCGTCTGGTGTAATCAAATGTTTGCAAATGGATTATCATCTAACATGATTCCGAAATCGGATCGTTGGATGTATATTCGGGACAAGAACAAATCTGCTGGCGATCACACACAAGAGGAGTTGACATACATGCAAGCGGTAAGCGACCGCATCCTCCATGAGTTCGCATTACCTGAGTCTCAGTTTTACTCTGCATCGCATGAGTGTTTCTTAGACATAGGTGCTTACGGCACAGCTCCAGTACAGATTAGTGATATTGATGGAGTTGTTAACTTTCGTGCACGTCCGCTTGCGGATGTATTCTTTGATGTAGATTACTACGGCAAAGTAGATACAGTATATTATCGTTGCTTTAAGACAGCTCGTCAGTTGATGCAGATGTTCCCACAAGTAGCTGACATGGATGGCTTTGATGCAAACAAGTCAGTTAGTACTAAGTACGAACTAGTGTACACTATTTGCCCAAGCAAAGATAAGCGTGCTAAAGAAGGTGGGCGTGTAGGACCTGAGCGTAAGTACGAAGTTACTTACTGGTGTCCTGCACTCAAAGAACCAATCCAAGTAGATGGTTCAAGTTATTTTACATTCCTAGTGCCACGTTGGTCTAAGTTAGCAGATGAAGTCTATGGTCGTGGACCAGCCTTCACATGTCTATCTCAGATCCGTGTACTAAACAAACTTGTTAAGGAAGCGTTGATCTCATCTGAGTATCTTAACTTCCCTACACTCACAGCAGAAGAAGACAGTATCTTACTTCCAATGAAGTATGGTTCTCGTCAAGTGGTATTCCACGAAGCTGGATCTGAGAAGCCGTCGCCAATCTTGGCAGGTAATCAGCCTCAGTATATTATGGAGTTAATCCGTATGTATCGTGAGACTATTAATCGTTCGTTCTTTGTGGATCAGATTATCCGACAGGAGAAGAAGGAGCGTCAGAGTGTTACTGAGATTCAAGACGTACGTGGGCAGATGCTCAATCAGCTTGCGCCATTACTTAATCGTATGGAGTCAGAGTATATTGGACCAGCAATCGAAGCGACCTTTGTGTTGCTTGAGCGCAGAGGTGAATTACCTGAACCACCTGAGAGTATGAATGGTGCTGAGCTAGAGATTACATACACAAGCCCAGCGTCACAGGCTCAGTTCGCCAGCCGACTGTCAGACATCAGTGCGTTTATGCAGGACTTAGCTCCGCTCGCACAAGTCAAGCCAGAGATTTTAGAAGCGTTAAACGAGCGTCAGCTCTTTGAGGATTACGCACGCTATCGTAATGTTGCACCTAATACGATCAAGTCAGCAGATGAACTTGAAGCAATTAAGGCACAACAAGCGGAGCAACAGCAGAATATGCAGTTAGCTCAAGCTGCTCCTCAAATTGGTGGTGCAATGAAAGACGTAGCGCAAGCTAGATCTATCGACCCTGAAGGGGTCGGACAGTTGTTAAACATATAATATGACAAAGCTCCCCCTGTTAAACGTGCAACGTTTGAGGCAGAAGTCTCGGTTGCGTGAAGATTTAAATTTGATACTACAGACTAAAGAAGGACAGAGGTTCTTCAAAGTCTTGTTACGTGAGTGCCACGTAACTAAACCAGTATTCCACAGCGACACTAACAAACTTCGTGAGAGCGAAGGGCGTCGTCGTTTGGCTATGAGTTTCCTAAGCTTACTTTCTGCGGATGATCCACAGAAGCTTATTAACATAATGGAAGTAGAAGAAGATGAGTGAAGAACCAATTGAACCTAGTGGTTTGGGTGATGGGTTAACAACCGCAACACCAGAGCCAACACCAAGTGCGTCGCCATCAGGTGAAGCACCAGCATTCGACTTCAGTAGTGAGGACACATACAACCAGTTTGTAGCTTCATTACCTGATGAGATTAAAACCTCGAAAGCAATCAATGAAACTAAGGATCTAACTTCTTTAGCTAATCAGTTTCTTAATGCACAAAGTGCGTTAGGTAAGAAGCGATTAGAAGCCCCCAGCGATGATTGGGGTGAAGATCAGTGGAATGATTTCTATGATACTATTCGACCAGACGGTGGAGAGTACTCTGTTCCTGACGAGATAAACATCCCTGAAGAGTTTGGGGAAGCTACAGCACCTGAGTTTACTGATGATGCAATACAGGAGCTTGTTAACTTTGCAGGTAACCTTGGATTGAATCAACAGCAGTTTGATGCTTTGTATAATCGTTGGGCACTGATGTCTGTTGAGAACAATCAACTTGAATCTGCATCGGAAGCTGAAACGCTTACTCAATACAAGACAGCAATGCTTGGTGAGTGGGGTGGAGACTTCGACATTAATCTAAAGAACAGTAAAGAAGCATTCACTACTTTGGCTAACGAGATCCCTGAGTTGAATCAGCTTATTGAGAACCCAGTAGTGGCTAATCACCCTGCAACACTCAAACTGTTTAACAAGTTGTCATCATTGATTAAGGATTCCACTCCAGTACAGGGTAGTAACTTACCTAGTGGCTTTGGCAATGGTTCTGTACAGGGTATTAAGAATGAGATTGCAGCTTTGGATGAGTCCAGTGCTGACCTTATTCTTGCTAACCCATCACAAATGAACCTGTCAGATCGTTCAAAACGTGAACAAATCCTAGCAAAACGTGCTAAATTGTACGAACAACTGTACGATAAGTAGTTTTTTGCTTGACAGTTGATTAACACTGGGCTATCTAGGAGACACTGGGTAGCCCTTTTTGTGGTCCAGTGTCAGCTTTAGAAAGCCGTTGGTTTCGTAAAACTAGAAGAGTCCGAAAGGGTAGCTCATCGAAAAGCAAACTTCTATTATAACCTAACTATTATTTATTATGGCATATTCTGATCCAGCCTATATGGACCAAACAGGTACACCTGCGGGTGGTATCTCCATCAATAATGCGTACGTTCAGGCTTACAAAGCTGGTTTCGAACAAGCATTCCAGCAAACTGAGTCTAAACTTCAGCCTTATTTTGAATCCGAAACACAAAACGAAGAGTTCCAATACTTTGACCGTATTGGTGTAGCTGCCGACATGGCATCTGATGACACTCGTTATGGTGACAACCCTAACTCAGCAATCGAACACGACCGTCGTCGCATTGGACTACGTGACTATGAGCTTGGCAAATACATTGATGAGAAAGACCTCAAACGAGTTCTTACTGATCCAATGAATGCTTACACTCAAGCACTCCTTGCTTCTGGTAAACGTAAGATTGATGACATCATTATCGACAAGTTCTTTGGTGAAACATACACAGGTAAAGCTGGTGCCACCACAGTAACATTTGCTCTTGGTGCTAATAACATTAACGACGACCTTATCTACGTTGGTAACCTTTCTAAAGGTAACATCACAACAGCAGGTAAGTACAGCGTTGTTGCTGGTGACACTGAAGGTTTTGCCATTACTGAGAACTATGTAGCCACAGGTGCATCTGCATCTAGCGGTCTTACATTGGACAAACTTCGTGCAGCTCGTCATACAATGCTTCGTCTTGAAGCCATTGACCAAGACACTGTTATTGATTGCTTCCTTTCTGCTAAGCAGCTTGATGATCTTCTTCGTATCGACGAAGTCATCAACTCTGACTACTCGGTTCGTAAGAACCTTGCAGAAGGTAACGTCACAACATTCATGGGCTTCCGCTTCATCCAAACTGAGCGTCTGCCAGTTGACGATGATGGTTGCCGTCGTGTTATGGTTTCGATTCCTAAAGCACTTAAGATGTCTGTTGGTACAGCACTTAAAGGCGATGTGTGGCGTGACCCATCCAAGAAGAACATCCCATACGTATACTTCAAGCTTTGCGCTGAAGCAGCTCGTATGTGGGGTGAAGTCTCGGGTGAGATCCGTTGCAAAGAGTAATCTTATTCGTAACCTCCCCTGTCAATTCGGGGGAGGTTACTCCTTTATATGGCTACTACTCCTACTAAGCTAAACATACTAAATTCTGCTTTACGTAAAGTAGGCAGTTACTTTCTTGATGCAGGTGATACATCAAGTACGACATATCAGATAGTCACCCAAGCATATGATGATGCAATCTTAGAGGTGTTCTCTGAGAATGTATTTGGCTACAACACAAAGCAGGTAACACTGACTGCTATAAATGCTACAGCATACACAGATACTTTGTATGAGTATGCTTTTAATTTTCCAGCCGATTTCAATTTTATAATTAACATCAGTCACCCGACTGAGTTTTATCACATTACAGATTACCAACGAGTCAATGGGCAGTTGCAATGCAACCATCCGTCCATTACCTTGACCTACACATACGTACCAGACTTATCATCTAGCGCAACTACGTTGCCAGCGTATATAAATCGTTTGGTTGTATTACATATTGCTCAAGCCATCTCGATTGAACTTTCAGGTTCAGAGAACCGTCACGAAATACTAAACATCCAATACAACAAAGCACTACGTCGTGCTCGTGTGGTTGAGGGTAGACAAGGACCAGCAATGAGTTTTGTAAGTGATGATTCCTCAAGACTAATAGAAAGTCATCAACGATATGGCGAGATACAATAACGTAACTACAAATTTTTCTGGTGGTCTGATTACAGACAACCTAGTAGGCAGAACCGACTTAGCTCGGACTGCTAACTCATGCCGTAAGTTTGATAACTTCTTTCCTACGCTACAAGGACCAGCTACCTTTCGACAAGGTTTTGAAGTTCACTCGTGGAGAACAACTGACACAGACTTAGATGTACGTCAGGTTGAACTTACACTGGCAACCACAAACAAGTACCGTGTTATATTCTCAAGCAACGAGATTAATGTTTACGACAGCACAGGAACACTAAAGACCAGCTCTCCTGTAGCATCACCGTACAGTACGAGTGAGTTAGAGGATCTACGTTTTAGCACTGAGACGGATGTGTTGCATATAACACACCCATCTCACAGACCACGTACATTCACAGCAGCATTGGTTTTTGTACAGAATACACTAATTGATGAAGACAGTAAGACAATCTTAGATGAAGATGGTTTAATCTGTAAGACTAATGTAGCTGTAACAGGTGATACCTCGTGGACACTTGCAGAGATTGAGACTACTGTTGAGCCGTTCTTAGAGAAGGATGTAAGCGGTACACGCTTGTCAGTTTACAAGGGAGAAGAGATTGCTAAGGTAGTCAGCACAGCAAGTGACTTTACTGCGATTGTCACTGACTACAACAGTGGTGGATTTGCACACGATTGGTATGTTGAGTATGATGTATCAGGAACTAAAGTTATTGGTAAGGTAATAGCTACGTCATCTAATTATTCAGAAGTAGTAGCACCTACAGCAACAACTGTATATGTTGATGCTGTTGATTTTGTTACGACTATTGAAGATAAGTCAGCTAAGCTGTACTTGCTAGACAACAACGAGACTGACACTGACGATGATGACATCTTAATTAAAGATGGTGTTCCTGACACAAAGATACATCTTCGTTCAGATGTAGCTGTGTTTAACATTGACCAAGCAAACTCATTTGTTCGAGTAGGTACTGATGTACAATCCAGTGATATTATTATTGGCTATGGTAGATCTACAAACAGATGGGTAAAACTTAAAGAGTACTTAGGCACATCTGCACACCCAGTAGAATTTTTAAGAGGAACTGCAATTACAACAGCAGGTGATTCAGATTTCTACGAGTTTTCAAGTGTATACAAGTCATATGGCAACGGTACATTTGATGTTCGTGATGCAGGAAACAATGTAACAGCTGCAGTTGTAGAAGCTGGTCAGCGTTCATTTACATGGAACGGTGGTGACTTTCATAGCGTGTCATCAACAGATGCTGACAGTGTTGTAGGTAATTTATCTACAACCAAGTCTTTTGATGTATATGAAGTAGATGAGACTGTTCGGATTGAAACAGGTTACAACCTTGTAATACCAACAGGTACAACAACTGTAACTGAGATTGCTAATGATGTTACAATTGTAGCAACTGATGCAAACTTCTTTGTTGATGGACAGACTGTAGGTCGTTATATCAAAGGTGACATGCCAAACGGTGTTGCTTACATGAAGATATTGGCTCGAGATTCTGCACAACAAGTACGTGCATTACTCAAAACACCAGTGCCTCGACAGCGCACAACAGGAGATTATGAAAACTCAGGTGTGTTTGAATCATTTAGTATGGGTGCTTGGTATGATGGCAACTACCCTAGGACTGTTGCTAAGTTTGAACGTCGCAGAATTTACGGTGGTACATACACTGATCCTAACTTTTTATTCTTTAGTGCAATAGATGATGAAACAACATTTGCACCAACTCAGGCAGACGGAACAGTATTAGACACTGATGGTATTACATATCCACTAGGGAATGTTAATGCATCAGTTCGCTGGATTTTATCTGCTCGTGAATTAGTTATAGGAACTACACGAGGTATATTTAGAGTTATTGGCAATCAGTACGAAGCGGTTATCAGTCCTAAGACTATACGAATTGAACTTGTAGACGATACCAACTGTAAGGGTGAAGCCTTTACATTAGGTACGTCTGTGTTCTTTCCAAATGAGTCAAACACTATGTTGATGGAGTATAAGTACGACCAAGCAATTCAAAGTTCGAATGCTAATGACGTATCTAAGTTCATATACCCAACGTTTATTACTGATAAGATTAAGCGTATAGCTATTCAAGAGAATCCGCATTATCGTATATGGGTTCTAACTGAGTCAGGTTTACTTTACTGCCTAACATACCACAGACTTGAAGACTACTATGCTTGGTCTAAACAGATTACGTATGACAGAAGTGGTGTTCAAGTACCTGTTCGAGACATAGTTGTTATTAAAGAGGGTTCTTCGAATGACCTAGACTTAGTTGTTACAGCTGTAAATAGACAGGGTGCTACACTGCACTATGAGGTTTTAAGTGATGAAGCTAACACAGGCGTTGATAAAGTTATGCTTGATGGTGCTGAGTCAGGATCTATTCCACTTAACGGCTCAACTTATGATGGTTCGACAGGTGAGCTTTTGATTCCAGTAACTAATACATCATTATACTCTACTGGATCTTACGTGGATGTTGTACTTGATGGTGTTTACTACGGTCAGAAACAAG